AGGCAAGCAACTTGTATTCTCAGGTGCTGTAAGAATAGGAATACTTGAGTACATTGGTATAACTCCATCGTTACCATATGGGCTAACGAACTGGCTCTTAAACCTAGTTACTGGAATGCTGGCTGTTACGATTGATGGCATCTTAGCAAGGGTTTGTACGCCTGTACTGGTTGGCGGCTGTTGTGGCCTGCTGTTCGGCTATTGCTATGGCTTGCAACCTAGCGTCTTCGGGTGAGATGTAGCTAGTGTACGATGCCGTTGCCGTTGCGGAAACAGCAGGAGCAGAATTTCCAGCGCACCGAAGTGTGATTGTCCTTGTCTGCGTTTCATACCAAGATGTAAGAGCATTACCTACTTCGGTTTGTGGCGATGGTTCAAGTGATACAACAAGAGATGTGCCATCCTCACCAATAACACAATAAGATGTCTCGTTTGGAGTGTTCTGACCAACCGATGGTTCGCTCCAAGGGTCTTGGAACATACGAAGAGCTTCGATGCCAATAGCACCACACCACTCAATCAGGAAGCTAAAGCACTTATCTACATCCAGTGTGTAATTTGACTCGCAGGATTCACTCCTTCTGTTTCTTGAGACGCTCTCAGTAATCAGCCTACGCGCTTGGGTCTGCAAGATTCCAAGTTGGTCAATCTCGTCTGCGCTTGTGCTGGTCTCGTACTGATATGGATCTGTCGCGGATAGTACCCTAGTATCAAGGATCGACTGGTATGTTCCTCTGGTTCCCCTGTAGGAGCATTTGAAGTCAACGACTCCAGCAATCTGCGAGCAATCTAGCTCTCCGTAGACAAACTGCTTCAAGTTCATTCCATCACCAAGTAACGCCGTCTCCATCTGGCAATAGATGCGATTAATGCGATCTGTGGTCGTGCCATCTTGAGCAATGTCTAGGTAGGTATCATAGCGTTCAGGCATGAATGCCTCCCACATATGATTATGTGACCCATCGCTTGTGCTTGAGTAGTCAACTGAGAATGCAAAACAGCGAGATTCGTTGTTAATCACATTGGTTGCCCATGCAACTGGCCTAATTCCGCTCCACACGCCTGCCCAAGCCGGACTGCGTGTCTGGTTCCATTCTGAGGCTGCGGCGTAATCTAGCACCATTGTCGCGCTATTGAGACGCTCTAGGTAAGGAACTGAGCATAGCAGGTAGTTCTCAAACGCTGTGGCGCACACACCAGATGTGTCTGGAGCCATGAATCGCTTAATCTTTGCCATCTCAACGTCCTTATAAAGCACCTGACTGGAAAGGTACGATGCCGATGCAACGTCCGCGCTAATGAGGCCACCTTGAGAATACCACCACATGAGTCCAGAGATAAAGGTGATGCTGTTCCCAGCAACGCACCCAATGTTTGGGAAAAGGATACTCTGGAAATTTGGTGTGGCAGACCACTGATCCCTATCAATGATGCCACTCGCTAGTGAATATGTTGACTGGTCGGTAAACACATAAAGTCTTGTGTCAGTATTCTGACCGACATAATCGACCATTGCCGTAACTGGCCTCGGAACGCTGAAGTCTCCTCTTCCTGCGCCTGTCTTACGCTCACTCCAACCAAGTGGATTAGCTAAGTCGGACGCACTGATGATATTACCATTGGCGACCCATAACCTATTGCCGGAGTATGCCATCCAGTATCCAACTGGCATATCTGTTGCCTTCTCACCAGTTTTGTTAGAGCCATCCCAATATACTGGAGTATTGATGCCATCCTGAATGATTATCAACCTATGCGATGGCGTTACATTTGTTTCGCCACCAGAATTAGTGCTTGCTGATTGAGTTGCTATTGTAAAGCTGACCTTGTCGATTGTTGGATCAAGGGTGATTCCTGTCAGTCTGTAGTCATTCCAATTCCGTGGTTGGATTAGAGGAAATGGAGAGTAGTAGACATTTCCATCGACGCAGAATACAGCGTAAGGAAGCTCTACATTTTCAGATCCTAAACCTTCAGGGGTAAAGATAGTTGCTTTCTGAGTGATGGTATTTCCTGTTAGGTTCACAAATGAGGATGCGGCCTTGAACTGCTTGTTTGAGTTAAAGACAACGCCTCCTTGGAAGTTTCCGGCAGGAAGAGAAAGGCGCATCTTGTATCCGCTTCGTGTTTGCACGATGCCGCCACGACAGGAAACATTTAGTCCGAACTTATACTGATCCTCTGGTAGCGTCCAAGGATTCCTGACGCTGTTCATGCCGTGTATCCATGCGGCAGAGGATTTTTCTAGCCTTCCACTTGTGATCGTTTCGGATTTCATTAGAACATCACTGGATCAGTCATGTCACCATACACGATTCCGTTGATTTGGGGCGGTTGCATAGCATGACCCTCCATACTTTCATTTTGATTTTTTAGATATGCTATAGCGGTTGCCCAATAGCGTTCTGCTTGTGGCTGGAAATCTTTGTCCTCAAGATCGCACGCATGGACGGCGGCGATGATCGCACGCTCGTTCTCAAGTGGGATATAGTCGTAGACACTTGTGATATTCGGTGCTTTGACCCTGTAGATAATTCTCGCCCATGCACACTGCTGACCGATCCGAATCCGGCGGTACTTAGGGTTGACCTCCGAGGGGTGATACTGGCCAACGAGTGCCATGTCATTGCTACGACCATAGTCATAGGCATACAGGCTCACATAACCCTCTGTGACTGGCTTTTCTATGTGCAGGATAGCCTTTACTAGCGTAGGAGGGAGTATTGAATCTACGAAGAAGACACTCTCTAGTGTGTCGCCTGTATTATAGAAGGAGATCCTACCAACGACTGAGTCGGTATTGATTGCGTTCTGCCGTGTGTTATACAGCTCAACCTTGTCACGACCATTTGGCCTTGCGTAATAGTATTGCGGAACAGACATCGTGCTTTGAACCAAGCCCTGTGGCAATGCGTCATCAGTATTTGGCCTAGCTGTTACTTGCTCTCCTGCTTCAAAAAGTGAATTTACCGCATCGATTGTGGTTACTGGAACTGGCGCAAACAATCTGACAATATCCAAGCTGAGTTGACCGACTCCAATACTTGGGATGCCCCCATTTACAAATACAATTGGGGTATTTGCTGTGTCTGTAAGTGATATGTTTCTACCAGAGATAACAACCTTGTAGTCTGTGTTTACCAATAGAGGGAATGGAAGTGTTCCTGTAGTGGATGCCCTAACAATCATGCCGTTAGACATATATTGAGTTGATTCAGGCGTAAGCAAGTTATTGAACGCCTTGGCATATGCATCTGTTCTTACTGCAAAATACTTTTGGCCTACTCCAATTGATGTGACATTGATTAATCCAGTAGTCGATGGGACAGCAATTGCATTAGCCTGAGAATTAAACAATTGCGCCGTAGTACTGTTAATTCTCCTGATAAAGTATTGCGTAGCAATATTGATCCCAGTTGGAACGATGTAGTCGGATGAGATGTACACTCCTTGACCGCTAACAATTCCGGCAAAGTCACCAGACCAATAGCCATTTGTTCCTATCTGGCTGAATGTTCTTGCAAGAGCCACAAAGAATGCCCCTGTTGCCGCGCTTGTGATGTTGGTCTCGGAATAATCAGCACCCATGATCGTGTAAGTGCCAGTAGATGTGTTTAATGGAGCTTCTAGCCTGTAGGCTGTTCCGCTGACTAATGGGCTTGGTAGCGTTCCTGTAGAAGTGAACTCTACAAATACACCAGTAGATGCGGTAAAAGTAATTGATGGTGCTGTGGTGTATCCAGTTCCTTGGGTAATAATTCTTACCGATGTGACAACACCAGCGTTTACATTTGCTACGCCTGTAGCACCTGTTCCGCCACCGCCCACAAACTTTACGATTGGGGCAAACTCGTACCCGCTTCCGCCTGCTCCACTTGGGATAGTTACAAATGATACCAGAGATGTTTGCAGCGTAGCAATTGCTTGCGCTTGGTTATTAGTTGCGTTCTGTAATGCAATACCACTTGTTAGAGCTGGAAGCGTTGCGGTAGCACCAGAGGATGGACTAAAGTAAATAGATGTTGGAGCGGTTGCAGCACCATCCCAACTAACAATAAGTGCGCCATCAGGAATTCCATTCCCATAAAGTGGCTGTCCAACAGCAACCGACTCTCCGGCTGTAAAGCCAGCAATAGAGGTTAATGCATTTGAACCTAATGTAGATGCGTATGTAAACGTAATTGGAGTTGTTGGAGAATCAATTACAATGGATGGAGCAGATGTATATCCGCTGCCAGAGGCCGTGATTACAATTGATCCAACAGCGTATGTAGTTGATCCGGCAGCGTCTGGAACCATCACCGCATATCCAGTTGCCCTAGATGCAACTTGGCTAGTCCCAGAGGGAGGTGTTGCAGGTGCTGAAAAGGTTACATTGGGGGCGGAAGTATATTTAGATCCGCCATTTGTGATTCTTACACTAGTAACAGAACCCACGACAGTAACATTTCCAGAGGCAGTTGTTGTTTGTGTCGGAGCTGGGATTTGAAGGCCAGACGCAGTAAGTTGGCTGGTAGTTCCTGTTGTCGTTGTCGCCGGAATAAGTTTTACAACGGAATTCGTTCCAAAGCCTTCGTCTGTAAATACAATTGGATTTACTAGCAGTGTGGTTGTAGAAGCCAGTGCATCAGAAGAGGTTAGGTGCAACGATATGATTAGATCAGATATGACATTGACATAGTATTTCTGACCAGCAAGCAAGGGGGATGGCAGAGATCCACCAGATGTGTAAACCTCTACCTCATCACCTGTTGTGTAGTAGTGCTTAAAATTAAATACAATCGTTGTCTGTGCGGCGATTTCCTTGCGGAGATCAACATTGAACTTTCCGCTATTTCCAGTAAGCGAAATAGGGTTTGTCCTAGACTCTGCGTCTGAAAGTGAACCATAAACCTCAAGATTTGTAGCGTCTAGGGTCTGCGCAAAGTATGTGCTTCCTTCGACAAGCGGCGATGGCAATGCGGGCGCAAATCCGGCTCCGGCTCCAATTGAGAAGGTCAATGGATTAGGAGAGTCTATCGTAATTGGAGGAACTGACTGGAGATTTACGGCGGTTAAGAGATTTGTAACCCTTGAGTCTGTCAGCTTGACCTGTCCGGCTCCGATAATGCTCTGTAGCGTAATGAAATTTGTACCTGCCTTTGCGTCGAGTGATGTCTGATACAGCTTGATCGTCAGGTCGTCATCCACTCCGATGAAGTATGTGTTACCTGCAACAAGGATACTGGGCATCGTTCCGCTATTAAGCGACAAGACTGCGCCCTGCCCAGAAGATAGCTGGTGCGCCGTAGCAGATAGGAAAAGAGAAATAGGAGTTACTGAAACAGAACGAGATTGGATGGTAACTCCATCTGGTTCAATCGTTCCGTATGGGAAGTCGCTCTGGGCGTGGATTGGGACAAGGATTCCATCTACGCTAGTTCCATCTGGGTACTGCGTGCGAAGCTCACGATTGTTTCCATCTGTTCCAATAACACGAATTTGCCCACCTGCGTCTGCCGAGTGTTCAGCGACCGCAATGAGTTGGCTAGGTTGCCGGATGTCCATGATCGTAGCGACGAACCCTCGGTCATCCCAAGCCCAGCTAACTGGATTGTACATACCGCCCTTGTTGATGTGGTACTGGAAAAGTCTACCACGGAAATACATAGGAGATCCGTCAATGTTCACACCAAGCGGAACTTCAATTCCGCGAGGCAGCGTGATGGTCTGACCATCCCACCCTGTGCAGACATCTACCTCCTGTTGCGTATGGAAATAGTGTCCAGACTCCATTAGGGTCTGAACAGCCTGCGATAGCTTACGAAAGACTAGCTTCTGATCTGTTGTTGCCAGAATAGACGCAGCCTCGTCAAATATTTGCGAGACGAACATCGATTGATTGGATTAACGCTGGCTACCTTCTTGAGTGATTCCGGCTAGGAAGTCTTCATCTGCTGTAGCAGCACTTTCTGGCGGCATCATTTCTCCGGCTGCTGCCTCTGATTCAGCGGCTGCTTGCTGGTCTACGCTCTGGGCAAGCGAATCAATTCCGCTGGCAAGCTGAATGACCAACTCGCGAATGGCATCAAGGGCAACCTTGGGCATCGTCACCATGACGCTTCCTTCTTGCGAAGGGGCTGGTGCAGCCATGCTTTCAGAGGGAGCCATTCCAGCGTCCTCTGGCATTGGCATTGCATCGTTAGGGGGCATCATCTCTGCCATAATTTTAGTCTTCCTCGGTTTCGGATGCGGATTCTAGTCCCATTTCGATGGCATCTTCATCGTCAGGTTCCTCTGTTGAGGGCGTTGAATATTCAGAGTCTTTGTCAGGCTTAATGCCGTGGATCTCTAGCTCGGTCGTGTAGTTAACAGAGGTTTTGCCATCTGTGGTAACTTTTTCCTCACGCTCCATGAGCTTCTTGAAGTGGATGATTGCTGTGCCTTCCTTTGGAAGATCCTTCAATGCCTGCTTGTTGCGGAAATATAGCGAAGGGTAATAATACTCTTTTTCTTCCGATGACTCATCACTTGACTCGTCCTCTTTCTTCATTTTCATCATTGGCATCTTGACCTCTTCACAGAGATCGACAAACCCTTCAGGCAGATCGTATTTTTCGCTCATAATTAGTAGTTTGTAATGCTTATTTATAGATGTGGCAATTCTTAAATTAGCCATATCTATTGCAGTAATGCTCTTTGCGGCAATGAAACATTTGTTCCGTAAGATGTGGATGTTTGCCAAGCGTTGTTATATCCCCAAGTCCACAGCTCTCCAATTGTTGACTTTGCGTAAATAACAGGGTTTGGAGTTAACCCATAAACCCTAAAATCGTTAAATAATGTTGCAAATGGTTGCCTGCATGGTTGGAGGATATTTCTATTTGTAGAGATAGACCCGCCATCTCCATATATTCTCCCTTGGTATCCGCATACATAGATTAACCCAGTTGTCGTTAGGGCAATTAAGTTTGCACCGCCAACATTTGAATCGCCAAATAATTGTATCTTTGAAAATGTTAAACCAGAAACGCCAGAAAGTGTTTGAGGAGTTGATGCATTAGAATTAGAGCCAGTCCCTAATGCCCCTTCAGTTCCTCGCCCCCAAGACCTGATGGTTCCATCAGTAAGAAGTGCGGCAACTGATATTCCGGCGTTTGCGTACTGATTGCTCGTTGTCAGAGATGCAACATTTGTAAGGCCAGAAATTGCGGTAAATGATGATTTGTCAATTATGTCTCCAACGCCAAGCTGTCCAGATGCGTTTCTTCCAGTAGCCCACACATTACCCTGCCACACAATATATGTAGATCCTTGATCGTAGGTTGTGTTTACAGCACCAGCACCATAGACGGCAGACGCTTTTAGTGTTGTGATCCTGTTATACACAAGCCTGTTTGTTGTGTCGCCAAGTCCAAGTTCTCCCCATCCATTGAATCCAGTAGAATAAATATCGTTATTATTGTCTAAAACAAAAGAATATCCGTCTCCGCCTCCAAATGCAAAGCATCGTGTAATGGTTTTTCCAGTGATTGCTCCACCAGAGATTATAGTTGGTGTTGATCTATTTATTGTTGAGTTATCTCCAAGCTGACCAGCGACATTATTCCCCCATGCATATAATGCTCCAGAAGAAGTAACCGCAAGTGCATGGAATGCATCAAGATCATTTCCTGACGATGAGACGCAAAAATCAACAACATTACTAACCGCAGTAATTTTAGTGAAGGTAAACCTATCAATAATATCTCCGACACCAAGAACGCCAGATCCATTAGCTCCGCAAGAGTAGATGTTTCCTAGATTTGTAAGAGCAAACATTGATCCATATGTTGCCATGATCTTTGTAATAGTCTCATTTGCTGCCCTTGGCACTTGAGCCACAAAAAATCCGATTCCTGTTGAGCTTAGATTGTCAATTCCCTGACCAAGTCTATACCTAGCATTTGTTCCAATTGTGCGGACATTATTATTGCTGTCTACCAAGAGTCCGGCGGCATTGAATACAGTGTTTCCGCTGTCTCCATAAGATGCGTCAGCAAAGAAAGACGCACGAACATTAGATTGTTGTAATGTCTGCGAAATTGCAGTCACCCTTCCAGTGGTATCTACTGTGACAACTGGAACTTGTGTTGAAGATCCGTATGTTCCAGCGGAAAGACCAGCGATGGTTTCTAGTTTTGCTCCAGTAACTTGGGAGTTTCCAATCATTGCCGTAAGAACACCTCCGGCAGTAACAGCGTTTGCTGTTGTTGCAGTAGTAGCGAGAGTTGCAGTAGCGGAGTTACCAGAGCAGGCTAGTGCAGTGGTTGCGGTTGTTGCGGTAACTGAGTTTCCAGTACAGGCAGACGAAGTTGCGGCGTTTCCTGCAATATTCGTTGACCATGATGGAGATGCTACTCCATTAGAGATCAATACCTGTCCAGTTGTTCCATTTGGAACAAATCCAGAAACATTTGGAGCTGTTTGCCATAAAACATTTCCCGCTAATCCTCCGGTAATTCCACCTGTAGTTGCTGCCGATGGTGCATTGACCCATGTCAGGGCATTGCCTAGCAATCCTAGCACCTGACCATTGGCTCCAGCAGGGAGGAATTGGGTTGTGTTTGGCGCACTTTGGTAGGGGATGCTATTCAACGCTCCACCTAAAAGATTGGTTGCGAATTCTACAGAGTTAGTGTCTAACACCCGAATTATGTAACAAAGCAGTCCCTCACCTGTTAGGCGAGGAATGTTATTAATAAGTGCCGTGTTATTTGGATCACATGGAATATTCCAGACCACACGCCTGTTTATTACAGACTTCGTGATCGTTCCATATAGTGCCGTTACAAGGTTGTCGATCAGGCTTGGGACAGACTCGCTTGAGACGCTAGGATATGGGATATCCTTGCGGCAGGCTCCTACATAGGAAGATGAAGATCCGTTAGACATGAGGTATTAGTAAGTTGTGGCTTTTGTGATTGGCATAGTTATTAGAGTTCTGGATATACAACAGATCGACTTCCATCAGGATTGGTGACGACTTCCTCATCCTTCTCGATTGCTCCTTCTGGAAGCGGATTTCCAATGATTTCATTACCATCACCATCTGAGTAAATTTTATAATCCCAGTCACCAATATTGATGAGAGTATCGTTTAGGTAAATAGTCTTCATATTATTTAGCAGTCCATCCTGTGTTTCCCGCCCCACTGGTCTTGACATAGAGAGTCGTTGAAGCACCGCCTGTTGTGTTTGTGTATAGACTACCAATTGGTGCTGTAACAACTCCCTCTGGTGAACCGCTTCCAGTTGAAATTGTTGGGCCGCTGCTACTTCCAATCTGGATTGAGTTTGCGACAATAGTAGAACTTGCCGTTATAGTTGTTGCAGATACTGTTCCTCCTGTAACATTGGTAGCATTAGTGGAAGTTCCAACAGATAATGCTGATTGGTTTAACCAACTAGGCGCAGATGTTCCATTGCTTGAAAGAATCTGTCCAGATATTCCGGCAGGTGTAAAGCCAGTAGAAGAGGTGGCTGATTGATAAGAAACTGCGCCAGCAACACCAGAGGCAATGTTTGTTGCAGTAGTTGCCGTAGTTGCATTTCCTGTAAGATTACCAGTTACATTACCAGTTACATTACCTGTAAATACTCCGGCAATTGCTCCGCTACCAGTAATTGTAGGTGATACCAGCGTCTTATTAGTAAGCGTCTGAACGCCATTTACAGTTGCAAACCCACTTGGAGTAGTAAGATTCAACGCCCTTACGATATAGCAAAGTAGACCCTCGCCATCGTTCCTTGGGATTCCGTTAATAGTAGC